TTTCGGGCGGCCGGCTTTCAGGTTCGCTCTGACCCGACCGGCATCGAAGTGAGCTGGAAGGAAAGGAGGCTGTGATGTATCAGGAAGAAGCAAGGTGCCGGCGGTGTGGGCGCGTCAAACCGCCGGACCAATCCTACCAGGCTGACGTCTATTGCCGCTGTCCGGAGGAGCGCGAGGAGCGCGATCCGGCGCTGCAATCGGTGCCAGCGAGGCAGCCATGACCCCCGCCGAGCGGACCGACCACATCCTTCGCATGATGCTCCGCGGCGAGTGGAAGGGCGGCCGCTCCCGCAAGGAGCTTGCGGCCGAGTGGAAGCTGCACGAGCGGACCATCGGCGACGACGCCATGGTGGCATCGGGCGTGCTGGCAAGGCGCGGCAAGCCGATCGAGGACCTCATCGACTCCAAGATTGCCGAGCTCGAGACCATCCAGGCCCTCGCGCTCGAGAAGGAGCACTTCGTTGCCGCCATCAGGGCCATCCAGCTGCAGATGGACATCCGAGGGGTGACGTCAACGAGCAGGCCGAAGCTCGACGGCAAACCGGACCTGCCAGAGTACGAGAAGCTATCGGCAGAGCAGCGCATCGCTATGCATAAGGCGGCGATCGCAGAGGAAGAAAGCAAGCTGAAAGGCGGGATGCATTGATGCCCACGTGTACTGAAGCAGAGCGGAAGGTTTTGGATGAGGCGCTCAAGAGCAAGGCGAGCTACATCGACATATCGGCTCTAGAGGTGGCCGTGTACCTAGAGACACAGACCGAGATTCTGGAGAGGCTCGTGGCCGCGGAGATGGCATGCCTTGTGGCCTGCCAACAGCGACGCGAGGCCTATGATGCAATCAACGGCATTAGCGGCGCCGCGTGCAAGAAGCTCATTGAGATGGGCGAGGCGGAAGCGGAGAAGCGCATGGCCAGAAGGTTGGGCATATGAAACTCGCCCGCGTCAACCTGGCCCGCGCCATCACCATCGGCCGAAAGCACGGCGCTGACATCGTCGCAGAGAACGGCGTGGAGCTCACCGCCGATATGGGCTCCAGAGTCATCTGGGTAGGGGGGGAGTCGAAGCAGTTCATTCCTTTCGAGGCGCTGAACGTCGCAACGCCCGCAGACCCGAACGAGGAGTGCCCCGAGTGTCAGAAGAAGTTCACCAACCTGCAAGCGCTTGGCGCCCACAGGAACAAGGCCCACGGGGTCAGAGGAGGTAGCGCCAATGAATCAGCCTGACATTATCACGCAGTTGCGAAACGAACCGCAGTACGACGATCACGAGCCGCAGCATGATTACATCTTCGTGCGAGACCTGCGCACCGAGATGATTAGCCGCGGCGGCGTCGTCATGCCGAACGTGCAGGACCCCACCGGCAACAAGCGCTCGAGTGGCCCTTGTGAAGTCGTCGCCGTGGGGCCAGGCCCGTGGACAGACCGCGTCGACGCCAACGGGCAATTCCTCAGGCGCCCCATGTGCTGCGAGGTCGGCGACATCGTCGTCTACCAGGGCGGACAGTTCGGCGTGAACGTCAACGGGCAGGCGCTGGCGGCAATCCAGGACTACCAGGTGGTCGACTGCCGGCGGAGGAAGGGGTGAAGGCGCGCGACAGGGGGCTGCGGTACGACCTGGCGAAAGCGGCTATTCAAGGGTGCGCGCGGTTCGTGCCGTCCAGCGGCGGGGCGCCTGGCGTGGAATATCGCATCGCCCTCGATGTGGCGCAGGACCTAGCCAAGAAGGCATTGGCCATCGCGGACTCGCTGCTCGACGAGCTTGAAGCGGAAAGCACGAGCAAGAATCCGGACGACTTGGTGCATGTGCCATCGGGCGGTTCTTACGGTGGCCACTGGTAACGAGTGCGCAGCGTTGACCTCCTCGCCGCGCGCGCCGCGATGACCCCAGCGAGGGCCAGCGGCGCGGCTCTCTTCGCTGCCCTCATGGCGCAAGATGAAAGGCTCGTCGCCGCGGGCTTCCCGCCGATGACCGAATGGTGGGTGGAGCAGCTGCGGCGCTTCTACCTATCAGGAAAGCGCAGGTTCGTGGCGAGGGTCGGGCGGAAGGGAACGAAGAGCTCGACCATGTGCCGCGTGGCCGTCAATGAGATGCTTCGCGGCGATCACTTGCTCCGCCCGGGTGACCTTGGGCTCTTCATGTTCGTATCGGAAAACATGGAGGAGGCGCAGGGGCGTATCTTTACGATGAAGAGCATCCTCGATGCGCTCGATGTCGGCTACGCGCCGATGAACCGCGACACCAGACTTGCGGGCAAACAGGTCATCTTCGGCGTGCGCGCCGGACGCATTGGCGCCGTGTCCGGGCCCGTGCTCATCGGCCTTGTCGATGACGAAGTGGCCAAGTGGAAGAACGATACGACTGGCGTCAACCCGGCCACGGAGATTCTGAGCTCTGTCCGCCCCGCGATGATTACCCAGCCGAACGCGCATGAGTTCATGATCTCCTCGCCGTGGTCGACGCTCGATGCCCACTACAACGCCATGGAGGAAGGCGAGACCGAGCAGCAAACGGTGGCCGAGGCGCCGACGTGGATCGCCAACCCGACGGTCACTGAGGAGGCCACGCGCAAGGAAGAGAAGGACCAGCAAACGTGGGAGCGGGAATACAAGGCCGTGCCGATGGGCTCGACGGAGGTCCACTTCTTCGACCATCGCGCCATCGATGCGTGCTTTGCCTCGGACATCGTCATGCCCGTCAAAGCCGAGGCGGGCGCCGTCGTCACCGCCGGCGGAGACCTCGCATTCGTGCGGGACACTGCCGCCATGGCGGTGTGCCATCGGTACGGCGCTTGGAACGACGACGCCTCGCGGTATCTCCTCGCCGACGTGCTCGAAGAGAAGCCAGCGTCAGGCTTCCCCCTGCTCCCAGGCAACGTGATCGGAGCGTTCGCGGCGAAGCTCGGCGAGCACAAGGTCTCCTACCTGATGGCCGATGGGCACTACCGGATGAGCGCCATCGAGCACCTCGAGCGGCATGGCCTCCACTACGCCGACGCGCCCGAGGGGCAGATTGGCAAGGCCGATACATACGTCCGGATGAGGGTCATCCTGCACGGCGGGCGCTTCCGGTACTGCTCTCCTGACCTACAACGGCAGATGAAAGAGGTCACCAGCAAGCCCACGCCGGGCGGTGGCCTCTCGATAAGCTCGCCGCACAAGGCAGGCGGGGGCCACGGCGACGTGCTCTCAGCGGTCGTCCTGGCGCTCTGGCAGCAGACTGGGCACGAAGTGCTCGCCCCCGAGCCGGTGCCTGGCTCGGCGGAGTGGCACAGGCGCGAGCAGATGGCAGCGAAGGAAGCGGCAATGCGCATGGCCAGCAAGAGGGATCGCAAGGCGCCGCAGTATCCGCATTGACCTGCCCGACAATGGAAAACCTGGAAAGTCTGGATAATGTCCTGTACGGCATGAAGTGTGAGCGCTCGACACGCTTCCAGCGAGGCGCCCCCGGCTCCCGTTCCCTCGGTCACCGGCAGGCGCCTTGCTGTCCTCTGCCTGGATCCCGTCGGCGCTGAGATTGCCCGGCGGGCCATCCTCGCAGGCCAGCGCGGCGCTGTAGAGATGCAGCTCGACCGCGACGAGCGCGAGCGCTTCATGGCCGCACAGTGGCCGCGGGTGAAGCGGTGACAGTCGCCCGACTGCTCCACGTGAAGCCCATGGCCTATTGGGCCTGCGTCGGTTTCGGGCACCTCTACTTCGTCAATTGCATTCGCGGCCTGCTCGACCTGGACCCCATCTCAGTCGGCAGGCCGCTCGGTCTAACCTTTCGAGGGAAGTCCATGAGTGGCTAGCGACGCGCAGCTTTGGTGGCAGGTCAAAGAGGACGCCGCGCGCGCCGCTGCGGTCGTTGCCACCGTTGACGCCATCGAACGCGACCAGGGCGAGCGACGAGCCCGCGCGCTCCGCAACCTTCAGATCTACGAGGGGCGCAAGCTCGAGGGCCTATTCCCTTCGGCGTATTTCACCTCGGTCGACATGGACGGGGAGGCCTGCGACAAGCGCCGGCTACGGCTGGCCAGGTCGCTGGTCAATACGGCATTCGCCAAAGTGGCCGGCAAGCAAAAGCCCAAGGCGCAGTTCATGACGACGGACGCCGACTGGACGACGAAGCGCCGTGCCAAGCGCATGGAGCGGGTCGTCGAGGCGGTATGGTCGCAGCGGCAGGGCAATTGCCGTGATGGGTGGGAGGTTGCGCGTAATGCCTTCCGCGACTGCGAGATTGGGGACATGGGGGTCCTGAAGTTTTGGACCGACCTGCAGGAGCGGAAGATTGTGATCGACCGCGTCCTGTGGTGGGAGCTTCTCACCGACCCGCAGGAATCCCGCTATGGGATGCCGCTCAACTGGTTTCACGTCTACGCCTACGATCGCTACAAGCTCGCCGCTCGTTTCCCCAACGACAAGGAAGCCATCATGGCGGCGCCAGGTCTCAACGAAGAGACGACGGGGGCCAACGCCTACGGCTTCGGTAACGAGATTGCCCGCATGGTCAAGGTCCGCGAGGCGTGGCGGCTCGCCGTCTCGAAGGACGACCCGGGCGTGCACTCGATCATCGTCGGCGACGCGGACCTGGCCAAGGGCGAGGAGTACACGCGCACCTTCCCTCCCTTCGAGACCATTAGCTGGGAGCCATGGGTCATGGGGCTCGGCGGCACGTCGCTCGTGGACAACGTCGCGGACATCGACGACGAGCTGAATGCCGCGGTGGAGCGTCGAAGCCAAGCCGAGAAGCTCTGCTCCAACGGAGTCACGTTCTACCGGGAGAGCAGCGTCGACTCGCGCGACCTTGCGGATAACCGCATTGGCATCTCCGTGATGGTGAAGCAGGGGATGGAATTTCCGCAGTACAACGCCCCTGAGACCACCTCGCAAGGCTCCGTCCAGTGGGCCGGGCAGGTCCAGCAATGGGGGCACGACATGTCTGGCGTGTCTTCAATGGCCGCAACGGGGCAGACCGACCAGGGCGTCACCGCCGGCATCGCCATGCGGACCCAAGAGAACATCTCCTCGGAGCGCTTTGCCATCCCATGGCAGACCTTCGAGAACATGGTTGCGATTGGGGGGGCACGTCAAATCGTGGCCTGTATGCGCGAGCTCGCCGAGGATAACCCAGGCGCATCCGTGAAGTGGCCGGGCGGCTCGTTCCTTCGGGAGATCCGGTGGAGCGACGCGGACCTAGAGGACGACCAATACCAGGTCCAGGTGGCAGCGGTGTCGGGCCTGGTGAACACGCCGGCAGACCGCCTCTCGCTCGCCTCCGAGCTCTACGACCGCGGCATCCTGTCTCAAGACTCGTTCCTGCGCGTCATCCAAGCGAAGGACATCGACGCCGAGCTCGAGCGGACGAACACGCAATACCAGCTCATCGACCGGTACATTGAAGACTGGCTCGAGGCCACGCCGGAGACGGAAGAGGACGGCACGTTCCGCTACCGCGCGCCCATCAAGTGGATGCAGCTGCCCGAGGCGATCGTGCAGGTCGGCCGGGCCTACCTCGCAGCGGACCTCGACAACGCGCCCGAGTGGAACCTCGACTTCTTCCTTCGGTGGATGGGCGACGCCGACGGCAAGATTCAAGAGATTGAAGGGCAACGCAAGATGGCCGAGGAAGCCATGCGCGCCAAGCAACAGCAACAGCAGCAAGCCCAGCAACAGCAAGCCGCGCCGACTCCTGGCGCTGGTCCGCCACAAGCCCAGCCGCGGCCACCGGCCATGGCGATGCAACCGAACGGAGCACCCGTCCAATGAGCGAGACCGACCAGAAAGAGCACATCATGCAGTTCTTCTCGTTCGCGCATCTTCCGCCTGCAATGCAGGAAGTCTCGCGACCGTTCTGCGAGATGGCGACGAAGCTGCTCGAGCTGCCGCGCAACGCCGAGAGAACCGTGGCGCTGCGCAAACTACTCGAATCGAAGGACGCGGCGGTGCGCGCGTTCATCGCCAAGTGAGGCCACAATGAACCACCGCAGCGAAGAGCAGCTGGCAGCAATCCACCGTTTCGAGACGGACTACTTCCCCACGCTCGAGAAGGGCATCGTCTCCAAAGACATTACCCAGGCCATGCGCCAAGACTGGGCCATCCTCCTGGCTCCGCCGGAGATCCCGCTCGCGGTCTCGGTGACCCCGGATAAGGGGCCGCACAACTTCCAACATGCGGCGGAGTTCCCCATCGACGTCGAGGAAGAAGCGAAGCTCGAGGCCGCAGTCGAGCTCGTCGGCATCCGCGAGCCGAAGAGAAGCGACCCGCCGCCCACGCCCAAAGTGGGGAAGGGCCGGCGCAATGCGTAGCTTCGAGCCACGCACAACGCTCGGTGAGCCGGTCAAGGCGCTCACGCGCGGCGAAGAGCCCGCCGAGTCTCCCCGCATGCAGATGGGCGACGATGTGCCCAGCGCCGTGCGCGAGGACCGCGAGTTTCAGCTGCTCTTCAGGGAGAGCCAGAAGATCAAGAACTCGAGGCGCCCCGCTGATCAGCGGCACTTCGCCAACCTGCTGAACCAGATGCGCGTGCGCTGGGAAGAGCTCACCGGAGAATCCAATGGCAGCTGAAGTCACCCCGCCCCCGATGCCGACGGAGCCCATCTCCGTCGAAGAAGCCCTCGAGCAAGCCAGGCTCGACGTTGCCGACCAGATCGAGGCCGAGGACGCCGACGAGGCGACGGCCGCCGCGGAGGTCAAGAAGGCCAACGCCGAGCGTGGGCCGGACGGTAAGTTCAAGGCGGCCGAGGCCAAGGCGGAAGCCGCCAAGGAGCCCAAGGCGAAGCCAGAGAAGCCGGAGGAACCCGCAAAGGCCAAGCCGAAAGCGGAGGCCGAGGAGCCCGCCGAAGACCGCAGCGCCGGGGGGCTCGCCCGTGCGCGCAAGATGTTCGCCAAGGGCGACATTCAGGACGCGGTCAAGCTCGCCTTCGGAGTCGACGCCGAGGACCTGAAGCTGACTTCCAAGCAGTGGGACGCGGTCAAGGAGAAGATCGCAACCGGCAAGGAAGCGGCCCGAGAGACAGAGGCGCGTGGGCAGCAGATGCTGAACCAGGCGCAGCAGATCATTCAGCAGTTCGTCCCGCTGGCGCAGGCGAAGGTTGCCTACGAGCAGGGCGATTACGAGACGTTCGTCAGGCTCGCCACGGGCGACGACTTCACCACCTTTCAGCGCAAGCTCATCGCGCAGGTAGCGCAGACGAAAGACCCAGCCGCCGACGCGCGCATTGCGCGGCTCGAGCAGGAGCTTGCGCGGCGCGACCAGGAAAACGTGCGCCTCCAACAGATGACGGCGCAGCAGCGGCAGACGCAGGCGGTCGAGCAGCACATCGCCTCCATTGCATCCGAGCTGAAGGACTGCGGCGATGCCCGATTCGAGGCAGCCGCGGGCAAGAAGATATTCCTCGACAAGGTGCTCGAGATTCAGCGCGAGCACTGGGACAAGTACACCAAGCAGACGCTCCCACCCGCAGAGGCGGCCGAGCTCGCATGGGAAGAACTCTACGGCGACCTTCTCGAGGTTCGCACCGAGCGCGGCGGTGCCCGCGCTACACCCGAGCATCGCGGGCAAAACGGTGCTTCACCCGGGCGCGGCGGGCCAAACGGCGCACGAGTGCAGGCGAAAGCCGGCACGAACCTCCGACATTCACAGGCCGCAGAGGCAGCGCCGGAAGACGACCTAGAAGGGGACGAGCTGTTGCAACACTTCATACGCAAGGCCCAGTCCCAGCAGAGGGCTACCGGATAGCATTGCCAATACCGGCCATGGGTGAATCGCCATGGCTTCCACACTCACGACGTTCGATCCGTTTCTCAAGCGATATTACAACCCCGGACAAGTTGCCGCTCTCGTCAACAAGGATCGCCCCTTCCTCGCCAAGGTCAAAAAGACCATGGGGAGCGGCATTCTTTGGGTAACGCCCGTCATCTTCGCCAACCCGCAAGGCCTCTCGGCTGACCTGGTCAACGCGCAGCTCGCGTCCAACCAGGCCGGCGCAGGCGGCAACCTTCAGGGCAAGCAGTGGCAGTCGACTTGGGGCGACTACACAGGCGCCGTCTCGATTGGAGACAAGGTCATCGCCGCGTCCCGCGACAACGTGGGGGCGTTCTTCGAAAACCAGAAGGCGGAGATTGACCGGCTCTACGAGCAGTTTGCCGACATCATGGGCCTCTATGCCATCGGCAACAGCGGCCACTCGGTCACGCCGAGCGGCTTCACCATCTCGTCGGGCGTCTGTACGCTCGTCGTGCCGGACGACATCGTCAACATCCAAGTGGGGATGATCCTCCAGGCCTCCGCGGCCGATGGATCTGCCACCTCGGACACGTTGATCGACCCGTCGCTCGGGTACGTCATTGCCGTCAACGAGAATACCGGTGTTTTCACGGTCTCGGCGACGTCGGGCGGAGCGGCGGGCACGCCGACCAACTGGACCGGCACCATGTTCGCCTTCCGCAATGGCGACTTCGGCGGCTCGGGCGCGACGCGCATCATGCTCGGCCTCTCGGCCTGGGTTCCGGCGGCTGATCCGTCGGCGACCTCGTACGAGGGTGTCGTGCGAACGGCTGGGATCACTGCTCTGTCGGGCGTTCGCCTGACGGCTGCGGAGATTGCCGGCGTTGGCATTGAGCAGCGCATCAAGAAACTCGTCACCCGCATGGTGGGACGCGCCAAGGGCCCCGGGCCCAGCGACGTGTTCCTCAATCCGGAGAAGTGGCAGGCGCTCGCCGACTCGCTCGAGTCACGCGGGACTCGGCCGCTCGACGGGAAGATCGGAACCTTCAATTACCAGAAGGTCCAGCTCGCGGCGGGCGGCAAGATGGTCGACATCTGGGCAGATCGCTTCTGTCCTCTTGGGCGCGCCTTCGCCGTCAACTTCGACTACATCGAGATGAAGACGCTGTCGGGCTTTCCCGCTGTCGTCAATGGTGACGGTCTAACGATGCTCCGTAAGACGACATCGAACGACTACGAACACCGGCTCGTCTCTTACCCGGCATTCCAGGTGAAAGCGCCTGGGTACCAGGGAACGACGGCGGTGTAATCATGACCGAATACGCTGCTGACGCTTCGGCGTCCAATCTCGACACAACCAAGGCCTGGCTCCGGCACTTCCGTTTCACGGCGGTGCTCGGGGCCGCAGGCGTGGTCGTTGCCGCGACCACGGGCCAAGACGGCGGCTCCGACGCCGCGCTCACCATGGCGAAAGACGCTGGGACGACGGGGGAATACGACATCACCTTCCCGAAGTCCCCCGGCTACGTCTCCATCCTCGCAACCGTCTGCTCGCCGCTCGGCACCATCGGGCAGATGTACGTGAGGGTTATCAACAACGCCGCTGGCACCGCGTCTCTCATCTTCTCCACGCCGGCCGGAGTCGCGGCCTATGGGGCATCGGGGGACATCATCATCCTCGACTTCTTCATTGAATGCAGGCCGAAGACATGACCCCGCCGTACGACGACGAGGAAGACGACGAGGGCGGCGCAGATCTCGCCCTCGTCTTCGGCCCCGCCAAAAAGAAGAAGGGCAAGGAGAAGGCCAAGAAGGACGCCGACGGCGACGACATGCCGGCGGAGTTCGACTCTGCCTATTCCGAATGGAAGGACGACCCCGGCCCCGAAACCATGTGGCGCATGATCAAGGCTTGCGTGGGCGGGGGCTACTGACGTGTCCTCTGCCGTCACATTGGGCGCGCTCCGGGCTCGTGTTCGCAAAGAAGCGGATGCGGGTCCGGACACGACCACGGGGCGGCACACCAACGCTGAGATCAACAGCATGATCAACCGCTCTTGGCAGGACCTCCGCTCGTTCGTCTGCGCGAGCGCCGGAGGCCTTGCCGAGGCGTATCTGAAGGCGACGACGCCCGCGGCGATGACCGTCGGCGTTCTGTCGGGCTACTCGTTCGGCACCGTCCCGCTCCCCGCCGATTGTGTCGAGGTGCACGGCATCGATGTCGTCATTCAGGGCAATGAGCGGGTGTCGCTCGAGCCGGTCAGCTGGAAGGACCGCAACCTCTACCACGACGTATGGGGCAACGGCACCGGCATCCCCATCGGCTTCAGCATCTACAACATCGGCGTCGAAGCAACGACGACGGTGACGGCGGGGGTGATTGCCATCCTGCCAGCGCCCGACCGCGCCTACGTCTACTCGATCTGGTACGTCCCCAAGTGGACCGACCTGACCGACGATAGCCACGTCTTTGACGGCGTCGCCGGCTGGGAAAACTGGGTTGTCTGGGACTGCGTCGTCAAGCTCGCGGCGGCCGACAACGACATGCAGAACGTGGCGCAGATCGCCATGACCGAGCGCGCCGCAGCGCAGGACAGGATTGCGCAGGCCGCGGCGAAGCTTCAGCGCGTGGCCCCGGTGCGGCGCATCGACATGGCCGGGCGCGACCGAGGGCATCGGATGTGGGGAATGCGGAGGTTCCCGTGATTACCCTCCAGCGCCTGCGCTCCTACAGCGAAGAGCCGAAAGACCTGCTTCGCCAGCTGAAGCAGCTCGAGGACAACACCGCCACGGTGGTGAAGAGGCTGGATGGATCGTTTCTGCCCGTCTTCACGGTGACGCGGCGAGAGAGGCACTGCCGCGCGAGCGTGGGCGAGTTCCTTGTGGCCAACACCGTCCAGGCCGACATCACGGTCACCTTCCCGGCGGCAACGTCGGAGAACGCCGGACGGTGCATTGCTGTCATGTTCACCGATGCCGCGTTCACGTGCACGATTGCGGTCGTCGAGGGGACCGTTGCGGGCTCCGTCTCCTACCTGCTCGGCACGGTGGGGCGGCTCTACCTCTTCTGCTCGGACGGCTCGAACTGGGGAGGGACGGCATAGTGGCCGAGATTCATATAGCCCTCGTCGGCGGCATCGACCAGACGACGGACACGAAGCTTCTGCCCGACGGGCGGCTATCGGCGCTATCGGATGTGAGGTTTCGCAAGCACGGCAAGATTGGGCCGCGCAACGGGTACTCAACCGGGGCAGGGGGCGTCGCTGCGGTTGCGTCGGCGGAGTACGCCAACGGGCACACCCTTCTCCTGACCGACCGGACCAGCATCAGCGGGCACCCCATCATTGACGTCATTGCGGACGGCGTCGGCGGCCGAACCGATTACGGCGTCGACGGCAGCAGCACCGGCACGACTGGGTACAACTCCTCGCTGACATCTCTCGGTGGCGTCACGCGCAGGCCGCTCGCTGTGACCTCCACGACGGGGTGCATGTCCTGCGACATCGTCAACACGGGCGTGTACCTGCTCGCTGTCAGCAGCGACGGCGACATCTTCGGCGGCACGGCCGACCCTTTGCCACGCGGCATCGTGAGCGTCTTCGACGCCGGGACGCTCAAGCAGCAGACGGCGCAGATGCTCGGCGAGACCTTCGCCGGGGTAGAGACGTCGAACCTGCACGCGCAGCTTGTCGGCGCTTTCGTTCTCATCTTCTACGCCAAGGGGACGACCGCGATCCGCATGGAGCGCTGGACGGCGGGCTCGCTCGGCACCGTCCCGACGGTCAGCACCGCGGCGGCCACGGTGGCGACCGCCACGTCGGCAACGGCTGCGCGCTACGCGCACGTGGCGCCATACGATTCGACCAAGTGCCTGCTCTGTTTCCAGAGCGGCGCGACCACGATGGAGTGGGGCTTCGTCTCCTCGTCGGGCGTCTACACGCAGATGGCCACGTGGGCGGTCACCAATACCGTGCGGCCGTGCATCTGCCGCGTCGGCAACGCTGGGACAGACGTCGCGGTTGTTTGGAACGACGGCGCGACGTTCGACGTCGGCACCGGATACTTTGGACGATGGTCCGCCGCTGGCGCCGTGGTGACGGCAGCCACGGCGCTCTCCGGTTTCGCCAGCGTCGCGTTCCCGTTCGCGTCTGGCTACCCTATCGTCGCGCCTGCGGCGATTACGGGCGACATCGTTCTAGCGGCAATCTGCAAGGTGACTGCGCCGACGGGGACACACACTCTGTTTCAGAACGCGGCAGCCACGATCCAGGACGTGTGCCCGTTCATGGTGCCGGCGTCTCTGCCTTTCACGCTGGGCAATGGGTTTTACGTCTGGATGGTCGACGCGACCAAGTCATTCTCCGGCGGCTCGCCGCTTGCCCTCGGCACGTACCGCTTGCTCGACGTCTTTCGAACGACCATCACTGGCGCCGGCTCGATTCCGCTCGGCCCCGGCGGCAAGCCGCAGGTGGGCGGCGCGGCCAACTTGAAGGCGCTCCCGGCGAAGTACATGACCGACGTGAGCGCGCGCAACGACAACCGCAACAGCGTGGCCTCGACGCCGTCGCAATCGCCTATGCCGGGCTGCGTCGCAACGGCGTGCCTCCTGCCGGTGCTCGGCGCGGATAGCGTATTCGGCCCACAGCTGACCTACGTGGAGCAAGGTACGCTCGCGGAGCGCCTTCAGCCGGCGACGCTACAGGGCCAGACGATGTTCTCCGGTCCGCGCGTCTGCGTCTACGACGGGGCGAGGTTTTACGCGTCGGGGCTATTCAACGGCCCAGCAGAGCTATACCTCACGGACCTTGGCGTTGTCGCAAGCGGGCTTGGCGCCGGCACGTACCAGTACTGCGCTGTTTGGGAACGCGTCGACTCACTCGGCCAGCGGACGCTGTCTGCCCCGTCCAACCCCGTCAGCATTACGGTGATTGCTAATACGAAAGTCCAGATCCAGGTAAGCACCCCGCCCCCGTGCGGCAACAACGGCCGTGCAGGACTCAACAACGGCTTCGATTACTACCGGCGGTTTTATCGGACGTTGGCCGGCGGGTCTGTTTTCTACGCATTGCCGGTGCTGGCAGCCACCGCAACGCTCGTCGACGTTCTGCCAGCGGCGACCTACAACCAGTCGGTTCAGCCCGCCTCCGACGTCTCGGCCGACGCCACCATCTCTGATAACGAGGTGCTCTATACGCAAGGCGCACAGGGCGGCCTTTCCGGCATCCTTCAGAACGACGAGCCGCCATCGGCCAAGTTCGTAGCGGCCGGCTCGGACCGCTTCATCCTCGGCGGGCTGGACGAACCGAGCGCCGTGCAGCTTTCGAAGCTCGTCTTCCCGGGCGAGGCGGTGCGGTGGTCGGCGAGCGCAGCCTTCAAGCAGTACATCGACGCCGACGTGACCGGCGTCGCCGCGCAGGACGGGCAATGGCTCGTCTTCTCGCGCGTGGCCATCTTTGCCTTCGGCGGCGAGGGGCCCGACGACTCGGGACAGGGCACGTTCACCGAGCCCGTCAAGCTTCCCTCCGCGGTGGGTTGTCTATCGGGGCGCTCCATCTGCGCGACGCCTATCGGGCTCTTCTTCCAGGGCGAGGCCGGCATCTACCTCCTTCCACGCGGGGGCGGGACGCCGCAATGGATCGGACAGCGCATCCAAGACGAGCTCGCGTCCTTCCCCGTCGTCACCACGACCTATTTCGACCAGACGGCGGGCGTCGCCTACATGGCGTGCTGCAACGCGGCAGGCTCGGCTGGCATCTTGCTCGGCTACGACATCAACCAGAACGAGTGGTTTAAAGACAACGTCCAGACGACGGTCATTGTCACCATCGCCAAGTTCAACGGGCAACTGCTCTTGAACGGGAACATTACGCAGATCTCCGCCGCCTGGAAAGACAACTACACCGGGGCGCAGGACATCGTCGTTGCTCCCGTCATCGCTACCGCCGACATCCGCCCCTTCGGGGTGCTCGGCGCGGGTCGCACGCGCAAGGCGGTTCTTCTTGGCGAGTTCCGCTCGGCGTCGAACGTGACGATGCTGGTCGAGGTATCAACCGACAGCGGCACGACGTACACGACCATCGGGACCTTCACCATGGCCGGCACGGCGGGCACGGCTTTCCGCCGCGAGTGCCTGCTACCTCGCCCACGCGAAACCGCCTTCCGTTTCCGCGTCACCCTCACGCCTTCCGCGTCGACGGTCGAGGCCCCTGTCATCAACGCCATCACGCTCGAGGTCTTCAAGAGCGAAGGCACCCCACGGCTCGCAGCATCGGAGAGAGCGTAGATGGCGATCACGACTTACACCGCGAGCCCCGCAGTCATGGCGCCGACGACGCTCGGCGCCTCCCCCTACAGGACGCAGGAGGAAGAGGACGCGGCCTGGAATGCGGCGCATCCGACCAGCGGGGGCGCCATCGCGGCCAACACGAGCGGCGCGACGGCCCCGTTCTTCCCCGACCCCTACCAGACGCAATCGCTCATCATCGATCCGCCGCACCCGGAGGACCCGCCGCCGTACCAGGGGCCGCCCGCGCCGGAAGATCCGCCGCCGCTCCCGCCGTCGACGCCAATTCCTAGGCCGACAGGCCCCGTGTACCCGAACGTCCCTGTGCCGCAGCCGCCGTGGCAGCCGCCCCCCGCCCCGCCGATCGGGCCGGGTGGGATCCCCATCATCCCAACAGGCACCGGCACTGCCGGCAACCCGGCTTACCCAGTGGGGCCGCCTGGCGCGTCGCCGACGGGCGACACCAACTACGGCGTGACCGGGCTTTCCCAAGTCCGCAGCCAAACCCCTGGCTTCGGAAACGTCCCCGTTGCCGACTACACGACGACGGCGCCGGTCTATTACGGAAACAACCAATCGGCAGCTACCAGCGCTGCGCAGCAGGCCTACGGAATGGCCGAGCTCTCTGCGCAGCAGCAGCAGCAGATGGCCCTCAACAACTACGGGCTATCGGGTGGCTATTACGGCGCAGCGCAGCAGCAGTACGGCGCGCAGCAAGCGAGCATGGCCAATCAGGCCACCGCGCTCGGCGGGCTTCAGGGCATGTACCAGATGCTCGACGCCAACGCGGCGGCGGGGCAGGGCAACGCGAACGTCGCTTCGGATATCTACGGCTACAACGCCATTCAACAGCTTCAGCAGGCGGCCCAGTCACGGCAAGGCGTTCTCAATCAGGTTCAGAATCTCGGCACCGTCGGAAGCGCTCGCGGCGCAGATGGCGGGCAATCAGTACTCCGTCTATCGCGACCAGGGCTATACCGGCGCGGGACTCGATCGCCAGGGCATGGCCGCGCAGCTTCAGAGCCTTGGAGCTGTCGGGCAGCAGGCGAACGCCTACACGACGAGCATGGCCGGCCACGCCGACATGGTCGGCGACCGGTACGGGCAGAGCGCGCAGACCGCTATGGGCCAGATGCCGGCCGACCGGCAGACGCAGCTCACGCAGCTTCAGAACCTCGGCCAGGTCGGCCAGGGGGCGATGGGCTACACGTCGGGCCAGGCGACGCAGGCCAACAACCTCGCCAACTTCTACGGCCAGGCCGGCGCGCAGGCGCTCGGCAACCTGCCGGCGGACCGACTCGTCCAGCTTCAGCAGTTGCAGAACCTCGGAACCGCTGGGCAAGGTGCGGTCGGCTTCGGCGAGCAGGGCCAGCAATACGCCACGCAACAGGCGGCGGGGGCGAACCAGACGGGGCTGCAAGCCCTCGCGCTCGCCATGCAGGGCGGGGCCGGCGCCGGGCTGATTGGGCAGCAGGGCCTGAACTACGCCATGCAGCAGGCGGCAGGGGCGCAGGGCGCGGCGGCTCCGTACGCACAGGCGGGCGTCAACGCGCTCGGCCAGTCCGACGCGGACCGCACGGCGACGCAGCAGGCGCTCGCGCGGATGCAAGGCTTCCTCGATGCTGGCCCGGGGGCGAGCCAGGCGGAGGCGCTGCTGAAGGCGCAGAGCGACTCGACGATGGCGCAAAACGTGGCGCTCGCGCGGTCGGGCCGCGGCGCTGGAGACAACGTGCTCGCGCAGCGGCAGGCGATGTTCCAAAACGCCGCGCAGCAGCAGAAGCTCGGTCAGGACATGTCCGCCCTGCGCGCGAACGAGGCGGACAAGTGGCGCGGGATCCAGCAGCAGGGACTCGGCGCGATCCAGCAGGGCCAGGCGGCGCTCCGCACGCAGGACCTCGGCGCGGCGCAGAACGCCTCGCAGGCGCAGCTCGGTCTGTCCGGGCTCGCGCAGCAGTACGCCAATCTCGGGCTCGGCAACCAAGCGACCCTCTCGGGCCAGCAGCAGGCGTACCTCGCTTCGGGGCTCGGCGCGCAGGGGCAACAGGCCGGAGTGGCGCAGCAGTACGGCGCGCTCGGCCAGCAGTACGGCGCGACAGGGCTCGGCACCATGGCGCAGCTCGCCGGCATTCAGCAGCAAGGCGTCAGCGAGCTCAGCGCGCGCGACCTCCAGGCCTCGCAGCAGGCGGCGCAGGCGCAGCTCGGCCAAAACCAACTTGCCCAGCAGTATTCCGGACTCGGGCTCAACACCGTGGGCCAGCTCGCCGGGCTCCAACAGCAGGGCATCACGGGCCTTCAGCAAGGGTCGCTCCAGCAGGCCCAGCAGGGGCAACAGGCGCAGCTCGGTCAGAACCAGCTCGCACAGGGGTACATCGGCCAGGGCTTCGACATGACGAAGAGCCTCGCCGGTCTGCAAGGGCAGACCCTCGGGCAGATGAGCGCGCAGGACCTGGCCATGATGCAGCAGGGCCAAACCGGTCAGCTCGCGCAAAACCAGCTTGCCCAAGGGTACACGGGGCAGGGGCTTGGCTCGATCGGACAGCTCGCGGGCTATCAGACGAACCTCATGGGCGGGCTCCAGGGCCAAGACATCTCGGCCATGCAGGCCCTCGGGCAGCTCCAGGGAGTGCAGGGCCAGCTCGGCCAGCAATATGCCGGGCTCCGCGCAGACACCGGCACGAACGTCGCTGCGCAGACCATGCAGGGCATGCAGAGCATCGGCGCGGAGAACGCGCAGCTCTACGCGCAGCAGCTCGCGCAGCAAAACGCCTACGTGCAGATGGCCCAACAGGGGCTTGGCGCGGCGCAGGCGCAGCGCTCCGAGGGCCAGCAGCTCTCCAACAACATTCTCAATCAACAGCTCAACGCGCAGCTGCAACAGCAGTCGCTCAATGCGCAGCTTCAACAGCAGACGAACCTCGCCAACCTCGCGGCCCTTCACAACAAGGACATCAACGCGGCGCAGATCTCCTCAGCGCAGAACATTGCCGCGCAGCAGGCGGCGTCGACGAACCAGGCGGCCGTCATCGGCGCAACAGGCTCAATCCTTGGCGCGATGGGCGGGCTCGCGTCCGACATCCGCGCGAAGACCGACATCAAACCGGCAACGTTCGATGAGTTTCTGGCAGGCGGCGCGGGCGGCAAGCCGCTCGGACAACCGGCGATCGACTTCAGGCCCGCACAGGGCTACTCGTACGACTACAAGGATCCGAACGCACCGGGGGCGGCGCCAGGGCGGCAGTTTGGCCCGATGGCGCAGGACCTCGAGAAGACCGCCGCGGGCGCGTTTGCTGTGGGCAATGGCCCGGGCGGACAGAAGTTCGTTGACCCTGCTCGCCTCACGATGGCCAACACGGCCGGGTTGAGCGAGCAGCAGCGCAAGATCGAAGAGATGCAGGCCATGCTCGCCAAGCTCAAGGGGAGGGCGGCCTGATGGCGATCATCGGCTTCCGCCAAGACCCAGGCAAGCCGCCGGGGGCGGGCTTCTTCAAAGGCTCCGACGGCAAGGAGAAGTACGCCTACGCGCCCGAAGTGGCCGCGCAGTTCGCGGGCGTCTCGCCGACGGCCGGTCTTTTGCCGCCAACGCAGGGCGCTCCCGACATGCGGCTCGCGTTCGGCGATGGGCAGATGATGCCGGGGGGCCCGCCCCCTAGCCGTCTCGATGCTGGCGGGGGGCTCGGCGCTGGCGCTCCGCCTCCTATCGGGCCGCCCGCCGCTGCCACTCCGCCACTTCCGCCACCGCCCCCGGCCCGCGTTGTGCCGCCCGCGGCCGCTCCACCTCCGCCGCCAGCCCCGCCGGCCGTCGGGCAACCGAATCCTGTGCTCGCTGCGCAGCAGGATGGCGTGGGGGACATCATGCGCGCCGTGGCCAGTGCGCCAGCGGGCCCGCGCAAAGCGGCAGGCTATCAGGACAAGTCGCGCTCTGTCACGGTCGAGGCGGGGGCGCCGTACTCCGAGGCGCAAGCCGACGATCGCGCGCTCGCCGAGGCGAACGTGCAGCAGGCGCACCTCAGTGCGACGCGGGCTTTTGCCGACGAGCAGGAGATGAGGGCCAGCGCGCTCTCGCTCCAAAAAGAGCACATCAATACCGAGCTGCAGGCGGCGCAGGGCAAGCAGGCCGCGAAGCAGCAAATGTACCAGGACGAGCGCTCGCGGATTCAGGGCCTGATGGACGCGACGGCGAACCAGAAGATCGACACGGGCGCATGGTTCAAGGAAAACGAGTTCGGCGGCGTGATGGCCATCATCGGCCAGGCCATGCAGAACTTCGCCTCGATCAAGACGGGGCACGGGCCGACGAACGCGATGCTCGACAAGATCGTGGATCGCTCCGTCGCGGCGCAGCGCTCGGACATCGAACAGGGGCGCGTCCGTACGGGCAATGCGCTCCACATGCTGAACCTCCAGATGGGCGACCTCGACCAGTCGACCGAGGCGCTCAAGATGGTGCAGAAGAAGGCCATTGACGCGGAGATTGCGCGCCAGGGGGCGATGCACAGTAGCCAAGACGCCAAGAGCAAGACGCAGGAGTGGCTCGCGCAGCGAAACCAGGAGTTCACCAAGAACGAGCAGACGCTTTACAACCTGTCGGTCGGCAAGACGACAGTGAAGACCGACCAGGCCTACCAGGCGGCGAGCGGCGGCGGGATGCAGGATCCGCTCGCGCGCATCAAGCGCATGGGTGAGGGGGCCGACGCGCTTCGCAAGATGGGCGTCCCCGAAGACCAGATCGCGAAGTCGCTCGGGTTGCCCACAGAAGGCGGCAAGGCCGGCAAGGACGTTAAGACCGAGGCGGAGAAGTTCGGCAAGGAAGTGGAGAGCTCGAAAGCCAACGAGGTGCTCTCCTCGCTGACTCCCGTTGAGAACATGCTCAACAAGTACGCTGGCCAGGAAACGATCCCGGGCATCAAGTCGGAGAACATTGCCACGCGTGGCTACCGCGGCGTTGTCGATACGGTGAGCGGCCAGGGGACAGCCGAAAAGCATCTCTACAGCGACGAAGAGCGCAACAACCGGCAGACCTTCGAATTCATGAAGGCCGACATCCGGCACGCGATTACCGGCGCCGGCATGAGCGACACCGAGCGCAAGAACCTCGACGACATGGTCGAGAAGGCGCGCACGGCGTCCGACCTTCGCAACGCGGTCGGCGTGCTGAAGCAGCGCGCGACGAGCCGCATTGACAGCATCGCGCAGGGCTACTCGCCCGAAGCTGTGCAGCTCTACCACTCGCGCGGCGCGCCGAAAGCGCCAGCCCCCGAGCGGAAGGTGGGGCCATGAGCGTATTCCTCCGCAGCCCGACCGACGGCGCAATCTACCAATACGCCGACAAGGATGCCGCCGCAGCGCAGAAGGCTGGCTTCGTCCCCGTCGAGGCGGCGGAGGTGCAGGCCGCCGAGGCCGCCGCAGCTGCCAAGGCGCAGGCGGGAAGCCTGGGGGGGAAGCTGCAAACCGGGCTCGAGGCGGCGGGGGCGGGCGCCTTCGACGCGGTCACCGGCATTCCACGGCTCCTCTCCGCCGGGCTCACCAAGCTGACCGGCGAAGAAGACCCGCTGGCCCGGGTGAGCGGCCGAAAGTTCATCGAGGACGTCAAAGGCGTCGGCTCCGAGCTCCTCTCCGGCGGCGACGTCACGGCCGAAGCTGCGGCGCGTCAATACGCGGCGGGCGCACGCGGCAGGGCCCTCGAAAACCCAATCTCATCGACGGTTGGCGGCATCGTTGGGCAAGTGGCCGGCGCGGCGGCTGGGGGGCTCTCTGGCGCGGCTCGAGCGGCAGGCGCGGGCCTTACGGCGGGGGCCGGCGGCGGGCTCGCGGCGAGGCTCGGCGGCGCGGCATTGACCGGCGCAATCGAAGGCGCCCCGCTGGCGCTCGCGGGCGCAACCGACCAGGCCTACATCGAGGGTCGCCAGCTCACCGGGGAACAGGCCCTTGCAGCCGGCGGCATCGGCGCGCTGCTCGGCGGCGGGCTTACCCTAGGAGCGAAGGGGCTCGGCGAGCTCGGCGGTGCCGTCCGTAGCCGGGCCTCAAGCAAGCTGGCAGAGGTCATGGAGGGCGGAGCGCCCGCTGGGGAAGCGGCGCCAGAGCCGGCGGTGCGGCGGATCCTGAAGACGGGCGATGCCCACATCGAGAAGCAGGGCGAGCGCGTCTTGGGCGAGGCCCCCCTTCCTGGCTTCGCAGAGCACGTGCGCTCGGCAGTGAGCGGCAAGAACATGTCCGAGCTCCGCGCCGCGACCCACGGCGAGGCGACCGAGCGGCTCACGACGGAGCTGCAACGCGCCGTCGCGACATCGAACGACGTCGGCGACCAGATCTTCAACCGCGCCGTCAAGAAGAGCTACGTCGAGGCGAACTTTGCGAAGGGCGGGGTCGCCGATGACGCCATCGACCGGACCGCGGGGATCGCGGGGGGCTTCCTCCGGGACCTCGACACCGCCATTGCGGACGTAGGCACTTTCGGCAAGCCGACGAAGGCGCTGGTCGGACTGCGCAATCAGGTGGCCAAGAACGCGAGCGCGATCGCCACGGCCGAGGCGCCGGCCGACGCCTACATCGCCATGGACGTCATCCGCCGCGACCTGCTCACGGCCAGCAAGTCCTTCGGGGAAAGCGCCTCCAAGAGCGCGAACGTCGACGCCGCGGCGAACATGAAGCTTCTCGCCGAGAAGGTCGGCCAGCACTACGACTCCGCTTGGCAGCACCTCATGGATACGTCCACGTGGGGCGCGCAGGGGGCGGCGCAGCAGGAGGTCAACAACGCTGCTGTGAAGTTCATCGAGGCCAAGCGCTTCGCCTTCCCGCACTTCGCCGAGAAGGTCGGCGAGCAGTACGCGGGCCCCGGGCGGTTTCTGCCGACCTTCGAAGTCAACGACGGCAAGATTCTGAACCTCGTTCGCAAGGCCGGCTCGCCCGATGCCGCGTTCGCGGAGCGGCGCTTTCAGCAGTACCTCACCTCGACGCGCGAGTTCTCCGAGGCGGTGGCCAAGGGCTACGAGCTCCCCGGTGAACTCGCCGGCAAGGTGGCCGAGCTCGGCGCCGGGGCGAAGACCGTGAAGGCGACCTACGACGCCATGATGCAGAAGGTCGGCGCGCTCAACCAGGCCGAGCTTTTCATGGAAGCGGCGAAGCAAGGGAGCGGCGCGCAGACGAACGCCATCCTGGGCGGCATCATGGGGGGGCCGGTTGGCTCCGCTGCGGGCTTCGCGCTGGGGGCCGCAACCAACCCCGCACGGTTCATCTCGCAGCGCATCGCGCTCGAGCAGATGGCGGAGCGCTCGCAGAAGCTCATCGGGTCGTCCCTCGATGGCCTTTTTGCCCGGGGCAACGACCGGGTAGCGCCAAAGGTTCTGCAGCTTGCGCCCCCCGCGGGGTCTCTCGCGCGCGTGGCCACCGTGCCCGCGTCGCTCGCCTATTTCATGGGCAAGCACGCCACGCCCGAGCAGGCCTACGAGAAGCGCGTCAACGAGCTCTACCACGTCTCGCAGAACATGGGCGGCGGCGTCCACGAGGCTATCGGCAATGCCTTCGGCCCGCTCGCGTCGCAGGAGGCCGAGGCGCTCACCGCGATGACCGTCTCCGCCGTCACGGGCGTCAACTACCTGCTCTCCAAGATGCCGAGCGGGCTCTATCAGCAAAACACGCTCACGCCGCTGACCTCGAAGACCATCCCCAATCGAGGCGAGATCCAGAGCTTCGCGCGCACGTACGCCGCCGTCATGAAACCGTCGACGGTGCTCGACGACCTGAAAGCCGGCAAGGCGACGCCCGACCAGATCCAAGCCGTGAAGTCGGTCTATCCCCGCTACTACGAAGACATCCGCACGGCGGCGCTCGAGCGTATCCGCGACCTCGACCAGCGCGGCAAGTCGATCCCGATGCGCACGAGGATGAACCTCGACACGCTGCTCGACCTGAACGGCGCGGGCGAGCGCACGATGACGACGGCATTCGTTCAGCGCTACGCGCCGATGATGAGCGACACGGCCGCGATGCGCTCGAGAGAGCAGGAGCGCGAAGCCAAGAGACCACGGCCAGGCCCGACGCGGCTCGGCAAGTCAACGACCACGCAAACCACGTCATTTCTCGGAGGCACATGAGCCAGCTCGACCTAGAAGCAGTTAACCCGATCGCGCCGCTGATGGGGAAGATCCGCGCCATTGCGGTCACCACATCGAGCGCTCGCCATAACCTAGCGGCGCTCGCCGAATTCGGCACAGGCGGCGATGACATGGCCCGCGTGTTCCGGCTGCGCGCCAACGGCGCCGATGTTTATTACTTCTTCAACAACGCCGACGCTGGGACGGTCGACGAAGCCAACACGACGGCGGGCAACGCCAACCAGTGCGACGTCATCCCCAACGGCACATTCATCGATGTCCGCTTGCCGTGGGTGAAGATTGGCGGCGGCGCGACGGCTGGGCTAGCGACGTGGCTCCTCGTCAAGGGGTCCGCGGCGTGCGTGCTCCGCGTCACCCTCAGCAGCGAGGACCCCTCCAAGAGGTACTGATGCTCCGCCGTCAATTCCAAGCGTCTCGCAGAAGTGGGCAGGTAGTGCAGGGCGCGCTCGCGTTCGGCAACCCGCTGCTTTACGCGGTGCAGTACGGCCTTCTGCTTTGGCTTCGCGCCGACATGGGCATCACGCTCGGCGGGACGCTGCGCGGTACGGGCACAGGTGGCCCGCCGGTGTGGACCATCACGGGGACGGCGACGCGGCAAGTCGGCCTGCACCTCGAGATCGACTCGGTGGACGGCGGCACAGGGCTCGGCCAGGCCACTTACAAGTGGAGCGAGAATAACGGCGCGACCTACGTTGCTACTGGCGTTGTCACTGCGGCCGGACCGACGGCGCTCGGGACAACTGGGCTTTCCGTGTCGCAAGCGGTAGGCCCGTACAACATTGACAACAAGTGGGACGCTACGGTGTCGGCATGGGCCGATCAGAGCGGCAACGCGAACCATGCAATTCAGGCAACGGCCGCGGACCAGCCTAGGTTCACCCTTGCTGGCTTCGGTGGGTACCAGGCGCTCGACTGGACGGTCAGCACAAATTCCATGGGCATGGCGACGCCGTCGCTGTCGTACGGCCTATTGACTCAGGTCATAGCGCTGCGCGCCGACGCAACGTCTGGATTTGTCGTCCATCGACTAAACGGCGCAGATCTGGAATTCCTCTATGGCTCCACTCCAGCGACCTACATCAATCACGGCGGCGTCATCACCTCGAAGAACGCAGGAGCGTGGCTAAACGACAGCGTACGAAGAACGATCGCGAAGCGCTTCGACGGGACGCACGCCGGGCACCTGATTTATAAAAACGCCTCGCCAGTGGCCACGTCAGACGGCGGCACCGGAGACCCAGGCGCCGTCGCGATGGCGGCGCCGCTCTACGTGGGGCGCTACACGCTAGGCACGAGCGACAAGTTCGTCGGACTCATTCGCGAGGTGGTTGTTTTTAGCTCATCCGTTCCGGCGAGCGTAGTCACCGCACTACACCAAGGGATGGCGGCGAGAGCCGCGGGGGCAATCTGATGGCACACCTCGTGTGGGCAGACAGGCCGACGGCAAAGGCGTTCTCGGACGCTATCGACGCGGACTTCGGCTTCCCCACGCTCGGCTGTCGCATGGGCGGCGGAATTCACGTGAGCGTCGCGCAGGGCAGGACGGCGCGCTACGCCTCGGTCGACAAGCACCGGACGCTAAGCCAGTGGGCCTACCAAGAGGACCCCGTCATTGTCGCCAAGGAGGTGCGCGTCCCGATAGGCGTCGCCACGCGGCAGACGCTCGATGCGACTTGGGACGACAGGATCCGCGATGGGTGACGTGACCGACTCAAAGATACTGAAAGGCGGATGAGATGGCAAACGATTACGGAGTTCAGGCTATTGTCGCGGTGAAGGTAGCGGACGGCACAGACGTGGCCACGGCGGGATCAGGTGCCGTGCTGTTCTGCGACTCTGACGACCGGCCCACTACCGCCATTCGAGCGAAGACTGCCGACGGCGCCATGCGCGACGTTATCCAGCAGAGCGGCGCGGCGACGCTCGTGGCGGGCACCACCGCGCTCCTGCCGGCGACGGTCACGGCATCGAGCCGGATCCTTCTGTCGCTGAAGACGCCCGACACGAAGACCGACACGACAGAGTACGCGGCGCTCGGGACTGACCGCGTCGTCGGAATCGGCGGCGCAGGCGGCGGATTCAAGATAACCGCTCTCGTCGCGGCGGGGACCATCAACGTCGCCGACGTGAGCGTTATCGATTGGGTCGTCTTCAACTGAGGGCGCATGGGCATCCACACCGACATTGACGA